TGACAATACGCAAGGGAGCAAAATATTTCAACAACGGAAGTAGAGTCCATGCCGCCAGTATTGGGAAAGCCCTTGAAGGTCCGCACGTACACATGATAATTTTGGATGATGTTTTACAGGAGTTTCCAAATCTGACGGATGATAAGGTAATTCATTACGTTCAGAGGGTTGTCCTTCCGATGCGTCTTCCCAAGTCGCAGATGATTCTGGTAGGGACCCAGAAGAGAGTCGGCGACATAACAGATTGGGTGAGTGAGAGTGGCGAGTGGAATGTGATTCGACATCCTGCTTTATTGGAGGATGGAACCCCAAGGTGGCCGGAGTATTGGGATAAGGACCGGCTGGAGAAGGAGAGGGAGACGATGGGAAGTAGAGCATTCGAGAGTGAGTATATGCTGAATCCCTTGGACCCTGAAAGTGCGGTTATTCCGTATGAGGTATTGCAGAGATGTCTGGACATTAATCTGGATATGGGGTTGCCAGAATACGATGACGATATAAGCGTCATAATGGGCGTAGACCTCGCGGTGGGGATGAACACTCAGAATGATGAGACAAGCTACTGCATTGTGGCTCATAATAAGAAGAACGAGCATCGTAGGCTCTTGTACAGTTGGACAGGCAAGGTAATGGCACAGGGGAGTGGTTGGTTAGAGACTCAGGTGTTGAAGATAAGAGAATTGGCGAAAAGGTTTAATCCAGATACGATAATGATAGAATCGAATGGGTATCAGAGGCTTGTGGTCCACAGTGCGGGCGACTTGGCGGGGCTTCCTGTCGAAGGGCATAACACGGGACGAGAAAAGCATAGTCACGACGTTGGGATACCGGGCTTGGCCTTGGAGTTTGAAAAGGAGAGGTATTCAATCCCTTGGAAGAAGGAAATCAGGGAGGCCAGCAGACCGGGACCGAGAAAGCTGACGGAGGGACTGGCGAGGCTGGTTTACGGAAAGAATGGAAGGTTGGAGGGCCACACCCCAGATGCGGTGATGGCGTTGTGGATGTGCGAGTTGGCAATCAAGGGAATGAACCGGAAGGGTCTGGCCTACGCGAACTGGGATTATATGTAGAAAGAGTTATATATATCTGCTATATACATCCAGTCCAACCAAGCCATGAAGAAACGAATACGGTTGGAGATTTACGGAATCAGCACGGAGACCAAGACAAGTCTGAAGGAGATTGCTAAAGCCGAGAATGTACCGACTGGTATCCTGATAGAACCTGTACTCAGGAGATACGTGAGGGAGTATCATGGCCGATAAGAAGGACCGTTACAAGATACCCAGTGGTGTCAAGGAGGAGGCCCGACAGGGAAGGACTTTGAGGACGTTACATGGTTATGGTGGCGGGAAAGTGACCAAGGCCATAAATTACAAGTTACGGACGCAGAAGGATGTAGGGTACCAGACCGCGGTGAAGGTGGACACTTATTACAGAAGGCATGAGGATGTGGACCCCAAGGGAGAAAACTTTGATAACCGCAAACAACCCAGTAAAGGATTCATCATGTGGAAGATGATGGGCGGCAACCCCGGACAGGGATGGAGCCGGAGATTGAAGAAGAGTCTGGACGTGATTCAGAAAAGAGAAAGGCTTAATAAGATAATTAAGACACTGGAGGCAATACATGGCATGGTACGATAGATTCCGTCGCAAGCCAATCCGCAAGGTATCTGCGCTGGAGGAGATAATATCAAGGGACAGCAACCAGATATTGAAGGAGGCAAGGACTCCGGTTTATTCTGCAATGGGCAGTATGGGTTCGTTCAAGGACTCGATACTTCCTCCAGTGGACCAGAGTTATCTGGAACAGTTGGCTGACAGGTATTCTCATCTGCGCACCGTAATCACTCGTATAGCTTCACAAGCCGTTGCTAAGGGGTGGGAATACCACGCTGTCGGCGACAAGGGCGACAAGGAAGAAAGAAAGATAATGGAGGGCTTATTGAAGGACCCGACGGACGGGGATGCAGATATTTCTGGAATGGAACTGTTCAAGGCGATGATACGCCAGCTTGAGGTGTTTGATGATTGCTGGGTCAGTATCGTCTATGACCGGATAGAGGGCAGCGAGGATAAGTTAGTAAAGCAGTTATGGATAGAGGACGCAAAACATATGCGGTTCCATGTGGACGAGTATGGTAGGTTCAAGGATGATGAATGGTTCGACACGGTAACGCGTGAGTTGGTAGATGGGAAGAAGGCCAAGACCGAGGGGGGATTCCCTGCGGAGAAGATAGCGTACTTCTATGACCAAGGCACGGAGAAGGATAAAATCCCGTTTGCGCGGGATGAGATAATTCATTTCAACAAATACAGTGCGAATGCCAGACTATATGGGCAGTCGCCAATTATAGGTCTTTCCAAGAAAATCGAAACCGCGCTCGCGATTGAAAATTTCCAAAACAAGATTTATCGTTTGGAAAGGCCACCCAAGGGTTTTCTGGACATCCCCGGACATGATGAGGAAAGTCTCAATCGGTTAGGAGAGTACATCGCGGAGGAGACCAGAAGGAATCCGAACTTTGTACCAATCATCAGTAGCAGGGGTGAGGGTGTCTCGGCAGGTCAGGCCAAGTTCGTACCTGTGATGCCCAACATGGACGAGTTGATGGCGTTACCATATATGGAACGAATCAACAATGACATAAATGCATCTTATGGAGTTATGCCGATAGTGACGGGCAACATATCGGGGGTCGGTGGATTGAACTCGGAAGGTGAGCAGATAAGCCTGTTTGACAGGACCATCCGTGAAACCCAGATGTGTATTGAGATGGGGTTCATCAAGCCCTTGCTGAAGTTGATGGGAATCAGGACATGGAAGTTGCAGTTCGCGGACATCAACGTGAAGAACGAGCAGCAGCAGTTGGCCAACATGTTACAGAAGGCGAATATCATTACAGTATTGAATAAGGTGGGGGTCAAGGCCACACTGGACAAGGACGGGAATCTGGTACTTCCAGATGAGCCGACGGTGGTTATGCCGGAGGAGGCAAAGCCAGAGGTCGGTGCGTTAAAGCCATGAAGAATTGCAAGAAGTGCATGGCGAGCGGGATGAGGGTTCATATTCTTGGTTCAGGATTCTGTCAGGAGTGTCAAAGCGAACTGGAGTGGAAGAACGCACCCCGTATTCATAAAGGGCAGATGGAGCGAAAAGCACGAATGCAGTATTACGAGAAGGGAGAAGAATACGTCAAGCGGAAGTGGAAAGACAAATACGGCGATGATGACGTTGACACGGTGCTTGGATACAAGTAATGGTCACTGAGTATAACGAGAGGGGGTTTGTTCCTATAATGAACTTCTATAAGAAGAGGAATAACTGGAGGAATATCTTTGAGAGGGCGGCAGAGGCCGTCGCACCCGGAGCGAGGGATGAGGCGGAGAATATTGTGTACAGCCATTTCGGGAGCCGCACTGGAGACTTGGGAAAGAGCATCACGGTAGATGTGTATGCCATAGAGGACACGGCCATCTATGATTTAAGTTCGGACCACGATGCCGCTGAGATAATAGAATACGGTGGGTATTCGCCGATGCCCCCCGTGTACAAGGAAAGCATACAAGAGTATGCAAATCTATATGGGGTGGAACCCGGTGCGGTAGCGAAGGGGATACATAAGAACCAGCCGTTCAGTGACCCTCACCCTTTTTTGAGACCTGCGGCGAACAATGCGATAAAGAGGTTGAACAAGGAAGTGGTGGCCCAGTTCAAGGCAGCCAAGCCGTGATTCCGGAAAGTATCTTTTACTTATATACATATATCTAATGATGGGCTGTGGCAGACGAAAGTAACTCCAAATGGAAGGTCTATCGACCTGAGTGGTACAATGACAGAATCTTGGAGACCTATATTTCGTCACCTATTATTGATAAACAGAACGACAAGGTATCCACGGATTCCATAAAGGAGGCGATGGATTTCTATATGAAGTATGGCGTATATTCATACAAGCATGAGGAGATGCCTGTTGGTCTTCCGCTCGCGTATAAGGTTAAGGATGGTAAAGTAAAGCTGAGGGTCGGGGTACACAACCGACTCCCGATGCATAACCGTGTATGGGAGGAGATGCAGATTTATGGTGATAAAGGAGGCTCGTCTATCCGGGGCGAAGCTGAGAAGCAAGAGAAGGTTTGCGAAGGAGAGGTCTGTCACAACGAAATCTCCGCGCTATCCCTCTGGTCGGTCTCTTGGGTTGGCAACAAACCCGCCAACCCGGAGGCCACGGTGACAAACGTAGCCACCGCCAAACAGACCACACTGGATGATATACAGAAGATAGTGGACAGTGCGATAGAGAAGAAGATAGGAAAGCGGGGAAACAAGTGGTGTATCCTTCATCACCGGACTCCCGGCAAGATAGGACAGCCCATCAAGGGAGCCTGTCATGCTACGCGTGCGGGTGCGGAGAGACAGCACAGGGCCATGAATGCCCGAAGGTTTGGCAAGGCCAAGATGGAGCTTGAGAAGATATTGAAGCGAATCCGTTACCTGAAGGTGAAGAAGGACCTTGATGAGATAACGAAGGCCCCCAAGAGGAAACCCCAGCAGTACGGGAGAGGCAGGACCAAACCCGGAATGAAGCCAAGGATGAGGACCCCGACCAAGACCGAATGGAACAACTGCAAGTTGAATGCAAGAAGATTGAAGACCTATTATGGTAATGATTTTACAGCAGACCCTGAAAGGGTGTGTGGTTCATTGTGGTGGGACATGGGGAGATGGGGTCACAAGCCATCGGGTTCGGACAGGTCTCCAAATCCTCCAGCCAAGCATGGGCCAAGGGCAGGCGGGAAGGAACCCGGCAACGTAAAGGACCCAAGCGGCTGGAAGTTCAGGCAGGCGATGTTCTCAGCCAACTATAATCCCAAGACCCTCAACAGGCGGAATATCGCACGCATTATGGGTGGCGGAAAGAAGGGCAAGAAATAGTTTCCGGAAAGTTTCCACTACTTATATACCCTTTGACAAATATGAAGACATGAGCGAATGCACATGTGACGGCACCGTGAAGGAGGCTGCCGACGAAGAAATTGTCGAAACTCCGGACGTAGAAATAGCTGCCGGGCTTGATGAGCCAGTTGAAGTTGACAAGGAGGAAGAGCTAATCAAGGATATGGAAGCTACCCTTGCGAAACTCAAGGAAGTTCTTGCTTATCTTGAGACAATGGACGGCGAGAAGGCCGAACTTGACGACGAGGAAGAGGACGAAGACGAAGAGGAAGAACCGGAAGAAGATGAGGATGAGGAAGCGGAAGAAGAAAAGTCAGATACGATAGACGACCTTCACAAAGCCATTACCACTCTCAAGAAACACGGGATAGGGGTTTACACTGGAAAGAAAACAACCCCAGCACCCAAAATTGACACTCCTAAAGGCGAGACTATTGACTGGATGAATGTATCTAAGACATGGACCGAGCTTGACGAAATAG